GCCTTGATACATATTTCTTTGTGGAAGGCCATATTCATAAGCTTCTTCGTAGACACTTCTCCACAAATCTTTACGTGAAAAAGCTTGCTTATGTCTTTGTATTACTTCTTGTAGTGATAATCTTTTCATCGTTTTTTATGCCTATTTGCAAAATTACGTGCTGATTCTTTGCTTCTAAAACCCCAAGCTTTCAATGCAAGGGCCAGGCGTGTAGGCTCTCCATTTGGTTTTTTCATACCTCCTTTCATACCGCCAAAGCGTGCCGCAAAAGATATTCTTCGTGGATTAATACCCTTTTTTACAGGTGCTTTTAAATTAGAACCTTCCGTCCTTTTAAAAAACTTACGCCCTGCTTCATTTAGACCACCCTCTTTGTTTTGAAATCGTTTTGCTACCATTACCTCATTAACCCTCCTTTTTTACGTGAAGAGCGTTTTTTAAGCAAATCACTATCAGCTTTTCTTGCACCTCCTTTGCCTGTAACAAAAGAACGTACTCGGCCCATAGCCCAAGCTTGGGCTGATACGTTTCTCGAACCACTTGAATAATATGCACCCAAACCTCGTTTATAAACTTTATCCAGTTTGGATTTGCTAAATTTTTTTGTGTAAGATGCAGGATACTTAGGCATTGGCTCTTCTCCTAGATATATCATCCATCATTGCTTTGGTTAACAACCCTTTGCGATATAATCTGCGAGTCCTTAAAATTTCAGCTTCTTTTGCCTTTGGATTTTTTGCACCTGACAAATATTTTAGAGGAACACCTTTTTTTGACTTTGCAACTTTTTTAAACTTTCTTTGCATTGACCTCACCTTTTTTAATTTTTATTTTGACACTGTTTGGTAAGTCCTCAAAATCAAAAAGTCTTTGTGAAAGCTTGGTGTGTTTTGCGCCAGAGTGTAACTGACCATTTGGCATCTTGTGAGTCTTGCCTTTAAATGGTACACCTTTTTTCGTATAGTGGGTTACGCCTTTCATACAAACTCCTAATATTTGTATTTAGATTTAACTTTTTTCATAACAGAAGTTTTTTTTCGCTTGCTGCGCACCTTTGCTGTTTTTGATTTCTTTTTTTTCATTGATGGCATATTATACATCTTAGCGGCCCTCAACGACTTTTATGTTAGTTCGGTGTTTTGGGTTACGTACATAATTTGGTTTAGTTCTGTCCATTTATGTTCCTAAGTTAGTTTTACCCCTAGGGTTTCTCGTAGACGTGCCTAAATTAGCAACTGCATTATTACCACCAGGCAAAGTACCACCAATCATAGAACGACCAACTCTGGATTGACGAGAGCGAGTTCCACGCCTGCTAACAATTTTCCTTGGCTCTGCTTCGGTTTTCTTCTCACCCCCACGACTTTTTTTTGTCGACTTTCCTGTTACTGTAGATGCAACGCTTCTTACTACTCCGCCCATTATGTGTACCTCTTCATGGTTTCCATAGGATTACGCATCGGTGCTTTGTCTTGTGTCATCGCTCCTCCTGGCACTCCTAATTGTGGTATTAGTCTATCTTGTGAATATAATAATCTGCCACCTTGTCGTCTTGCTCTCTTGCTTGCAGACAGTTTTCTTAGTTCGCTTTTCTCTTGCGCTTCGACTCTTGCTTCACGTTGTTTCAATGCAGCATCTGCTTCGCTTGTATCGACAACTGGCATTTTTGGGCCTTTAAGTAAACTACCCATTAAAATAATCTCGCATACATGATATAATCCTCCTTGTCAGGACCATATTGTTTTACAATTCCTTCCTTTAAAAACTTCATACTTTCAATCCATTTTATGGCTCTAGTATTATTAGACTTTACTGTACATTGAATACGATGCAACTTCAACTGCTTTGCAGTGGTCAACATAAACTTAAAGGCACCCTTATGGAACTTAGTTTTAAACTTTGACAGCATAAATTTGTCAGGTATCATCCATATCTCTCCGACACCTTTCCATAGCGGTACAACACCAAAACAAGTCATGGGTTTACCATCTACACAGACTGCAAATCCATTTCCTTGTTTTGCAGCATTGTTTATAAAACTAAGATAATCAGGAAATTGTGTAAATAACTCTTGGTCTACTTCGTACAAATCCATAACTTTGAGAAGATAGGATTCAAAGGGAACGACATTGATATTGGTATTTTCGATTTTAAAAACTTTTTCTAAGTCAATATAGTTCATGCAAAAATATCAAAGTCACTGCTTGCTACGCTGGTTTTAAAATGCTGTGTTTTACCTCTGGTGAGTTGTCGATGCTCTCCTCCGCCCAGCATTAAATACATGTAGGCATCACCCACATGCGAATGTTGATTTTTAAATGGCTGGTCTTTGTAGCGTTCATGCCCTGCTACCTGGACTCTCCTAAAATGATAACCACCACTCAAAGCTTTACGCACACGCTCACAGCTTGCATCTACCAGCAATCCAGGCTTACCATCAATTAAGCGATTCATTGGCATTGCACCTGCTTCCCTACGCACTTTAAAATCGTTACTTGCTGTCGGTCTTGCATTTAGACCCAGGGTTTTTAAATGGTCAAAAGCAGTCACTTCATAAATTTGGTCTCTTTGTTGACCTGCTGGGTCTCCAAAAATTAAAACATCATACCTAGGATACTTTGACTCAACCTCGGATTTTAACAAATGACCAAAGCGTTCTAATCCCATGTCAAATGTCACCAACTCATTGACAATCACCCAGCGACCATTTGGAAGTTTCTGTCCAAATACAGCTGCTGGCGTAAGTCCAAAATCCAATCCAATTTGTATGGGTACACTAGGGTCAGGCGTGATAACCTCCTCAACCATTGCTGCATCGTCAAACTCAGGTAAGATAGGTTTTCCTTCCTGGACGTAGGTATAAAGGCCTTGCGCATAGCAACGAATCCAATCTAAATTTTTTCCTAGCATAGTTTGCTCGTAATATCCAGTTGGTAGATTTTTTAAATTTTCTGCTTTACTGTTCGTCTGCCACCATTTCCCGCTACTAAAAACAAAACCATTCGCTTCGGGGTTTTCGGGTAATTCTTCATTCACCACCTCAACGACACCGCCTGGTTGCTTAAAAAACTTCCAGGCATACTTACCTTTCATCGGCTCTTTTTCTGCAAGCGTATGCCACCAATGGTCACTATCCATAGGGTTTGTATCCATCCACACCCCCCTCCAAGTCGGCCCTCCGTCAGCTTTTGTAGGGTATCGACCCACCCTGTGAGTCAAACCATCTACTACCGCTTTGGGTAGTTCCCTGGCTTCATTAACCCAGGCTCCCGTCAACTCCATCGACAAGAGTTTTCTTACATCTTTAGGCTGGTCAAGTGCTAAAAATATGACCTCGCAATCAATACCTGCCGCACCATCTCTGGCAGGTAATTTTATGTGGTGAGTTAAAGGCGGAGACCAACGCATCGCTCCCCATATATTTTCTGGGAATATCTCCTGCCAAGTTTTAATCGTAGTCGTCCTGAGTTCTGGATAGCTGTTACGTACAATAGCAAAGCGGCTGTAACGAATACCGTCACGTGGCGAGGGTTTCTGTTTAACTGCACGCAGCATAATCTCTGCTGCACACGCATAGGATTTACCCGACCCGACAGGTCCCATCAATCCACGCACAAACGCATTGTTATTTAAAAACTTCCAGACCGTTGGACTGGTGGTAAAATTTAAATTTAAATTAGTTGGCTGTTCGGTCATTTACTAATTTTTTCAAGTAACCTGTCGTACTCCCACTGGTCAACCCTTTTTTTTCTATTCAAAAGCAAAGATATTTCTGCTGGGGTCATTCCTACGTGACGAGCAAATTCACCAATCGGAATACGGTTTCTAAGTAATGCTGCTGTTATTGTATCAACTTGCTTTACCGTTAGGGGTTTTTTTTTCATAATCATTGATATCCTCCACATCAATGGTTTCAGGGCCTTGCATGACAATCCCAACTACTGATGGCTTGTCAATATCCTCTTGCTGTTCTAACAAACCCGCAGCTTTTGCTAGAATTCTTAAAACAGCCACCTTATCGTGCATTTCAACCTCTAATTGAGGTCCTGCCTTAGTAGGAGTCACTTTTATCTTCTTAATGGCCTTAATGGCGCTCTCAGGAAGCGAGAGAGGGTCTTTTACATAGACGTTACCCTCAGTATCCCAGGAAACAACATCAGTGATATTTGCTGTACCTATATCAATTAATTCTTTAGCTACTGATTCTTTGTTCTGTTCAATGACTTCTGATTTCTGAATTCTGCGCTGAACGACACGCACACCACCAAAACGGTCCAATGGTGGTTTTACAATTTGTTTTTTAGAACGGGATGTCATCGTCAAACTCCTTAGTGACGTTTGCTCGTTCCATAATATTTTGACTTTGCTCTATGGTATCCGCTACAGAACTATTTTTTTTTTCTCCCGTATTTTCAAACATACGGAAAAAAGCTTTTTGGTCGCCTTTGCCATAGGGCGCAGTATCGTCCCTGGCATAAATTTTTATATCAAGCGCACCTTCAATATCCTGTTGCTTTTCAAAGTCTCTACCCGCCCAAGCTTCTAAGATGTAGTCCCCAGAAGTAAGATGTATTTCTTTATTTTCAAAGACCTTAAACTTCCTATTACTATATTTTGGTCCTGCCATATTTCATTCTCCTAAAATGTAAAAAAAAATTGTGTCATACCCCCTATATATATACACGTACCCAGGGGGGAGGTACCCGCCTGTTGCAAATATTTTTTTTTTGCAGCGCCAGGCTGCGTTAATTATACCTTATCCTGGGTAAATTTAAAATTTTTACTACTCCTTGACGTTGGTCTTGGTTTTGTATTTACCTTGGCATCTTCATATTACGTTCAGCTTGGTCAAGCAACTGCTGCATCCTGGTTTTACCTTTGTCTCTCTGCATTACTGCATCCTTAAAGAACATAATTGTATTGGGTGCATCAGCGTATGGTTTATTATTACGTTGCCATTCAATGCAATGCTTGATTCGCTTGACTGCATACTCTGGGTCAACTCCGTTTCTTATCCATTCTGCTACGTGTTCTACATGTTTTTCTGTATAGTTTTTCCTTTGTCCATAGGTTTGTTCTGTATATTTTATAAACTCTTTTATTATAAATTTTGCTTTAGTATATATATCATTGTTATCTTTGTTGTTATGTATGTACTCTGAATGCATATCTGAATATGCAGTCTGAGTGAATATCATGTTTTCCTTATGTTCCTTTTTACCCAAGTTATCCACAGAGTTATCCACAGGTTGTTTGAATATCTCTTTCATCTTTTTCAGTTCTTTTTTCCTGACTGCATCACTTGCCTTCTCATATCCTTTGGGACCAAGAGGTATTTCAGGCTTCTCGTCAAAGCTTCTCTCCTCAACAGTTGCAGTAGCCTTTGCGGTATCTTCATCAATCTTATCATCAAACACCATGTAATATTTATTACCTTTCAGTCCTGGATGTTTTTTGGCGTAGCGTAAATAGTCCCACTCGATTAGCTTTTTAATGTGACGTGAAACGGTAGATTGGTTTAGGCCCAGCTGCTTTGCAATGGTACTTTGATTTGGCCAGCAAACGCCCTGTCTGGAAGTGTACATACCAAGGCAACAGTAAACCATAAAAGTAGCCTTATAATGGCGCATACGCTTATCTAGAACCGCTCTCTGTGGAATGACCAGGAAGTGGCCAATAGTTTTCCCCGTACCGTAATCTTTTTTCGTATCCTTTTTTTTCGTCATTTATCCCTGCCAAACA